TTATTATTAATCCATAATTCTTGTAAACTAGTAAGGTTACATATACTACTGGAAGCGAAAGATGATATATATCCTCTTTTACCCGATCCAGATGATAAAGAATATTCTTCATCAGCTCTTGGTAATACACTTATTTTATTTTCACGACAAGCAAAATAGAGCAAATTAGCAAGATTACCTATACTGTCCGGCAAGACACTTATTTGATTATAAGAACAATTAAAATATTGTAAATTAGTAAGATTACCTATATTATCAGGCAATTCATCCAACTTTTTCTGACTTAAATTTAATACAGTTATTATATCAATGTCTTCTTGTTGTAATCTATCAATAAGTGATTCTAATATGTCAACATCTGGCTCTGATTTTTCAGTTTCTTCTATAAATAATTCATATACTGATTTCATATTGGTTGCGACTTTAGACATCCTTATTTTCTGCTATAATTACATTATAATACATAAGTACATACTGTTAAAGAATCAATTTTTTTGAAGTATCTGGAACAAAAGGATATTAAATCCTCTTTTGTCCAACTCGAATGATAAAGAATATTCTTTATTATTGCAAAAAAATTGATCTTTTAACAATAAGTATACATAATTTCAATATATATCAATAAGATGCTTTCTTCATTTATAGATAAGATAGAATTAGTTATTAGATGGTTAATTGTATCTATAACAAATTATCTTCCTGTAAAAGTTATTAGAGATGATAATGGTGTTCCATTCTTATATAGATACCATATATTAGCATTAACAAATGATGGTCCAGGTATATGTATCCATCATTTTGTAAAGTCAGATCCAGACAGAGGTTATCATAATCATCCATGGAAGCGATCACTAAGTTTCATATTAGCAGGTAGATATAGTGAACGTATAGTTGATAGAGATACTATGAAATATGATACATATGAAAGAAATCGATTTCATTTCAATTATCTTAATGGTGAATCATTCCATAGAGTTATGTTAGGAGATGAAGAAGATACATGGACATTGTTCTTTTTTGGAAAAAGAAGTAAAACATGGGAAATGATATCATTAGATGGTGAATTAGTTAAGATGAGTAATACCATTGAAGATACAGATGGTGGATGGTGGAACCTTGTAATAAAAGGTTTAGGTATTCATTCTCATCTTAAACATGACGGAAATGTTATAGCTACTGTTGATAATATTATACTAGATAATGAAAAAGTATTATTAATAAAAAGAGGAAAAGAGCCATATAAAAATTATTGGGCTTTACCTGGAGGAAGGATTGAACAAAAAGATGATGATATTATTTCAGCAGCGAAAAGAGAACTAAAAGAAGAGACAAATTTAGATGATATTGAATTAGAATATGTTACAACTGTTGGAAATAATACTCGAGATCCAAGAGGTTTCTGTATATCAAATGTATTTATAGGAAAATTACCCGAAATACATAATCATATTAAAGCCGGAGATGATGCAGTAGATTATATGTGGGCTGATATTAATAATCTGCCAGATATGGCATTTGATCATGCTGACTTAATTACCACATATTCCAATTAAAATTGAGCAACATAATTAAATTAATTATTGTCGGATTAACCATTATATGATAATAAGTATAAATGAATAGGTATGTTACGAAAATTTATAAGCATTGAATTAAATCCTCATATAAGGTATATTCATATCAATTATCCATTTTGGGACTTCACTTATTTTATTATTACAACAATTAAATTGCTGTAAATTAGTAAGGTTACTTATACTATTAGGGATTTTGCTTATTTTATTATCAAAACAATAAAATTGTTTTAAATTAGTAAGGTTACCTATACTATCAGGGATTTCACTTATTTGATTATCAGAACACTCAAATAATTGTAAATTAATAAGGTTACCTATACTATCAGGGATTTCACTCATTTGATTATTACTACAAAAAAGTGTTTGTAAATTAGTAAGGTTTCCTATACTATCAGGTAATTTACTTATCTTACCATAAGAACAATAAAATTCTTGTAAATTAGTAAGGTTACCTATACTATATGGTAATTTGCCTATTTTATTACCAGAACAATTAAAATGTTGTAAATTAGTAAGGTTACCTATACTATCAGGTAGCGAAAGAGGATTTAAATCCTCTTTCACCGGCTCGGATGATGAAGAATAATAATTCTTCATCATCTCAGGTATTTCGCTTATTTGATTATAAGAACAATTAAATATCTGTAAATTAGTTAGGTTACCTATACTTTCTGGTATTTTACTTATTTTATTTCTATGAATCGATATTTCTTGCAAATGAGTAAGGTTACCTATACTATCAGGGATTTCTCTTATTTGACTATTAAAACAATATAATTCTTGCAAGTTAGTAAGATTACCTATATTATTGGGCAGTTTGTCCAGTCTTTTATGATCTAAATTTAATTCAGTTATCCTATCAATGTCTTCTCTTGGTAATCTATCAATAAGTGACTCTAACATATCAACATCCGGTTCTGGTTTTTCAGTTTCTTCTATAAATAATTCATATACTGGTTTCATATTGGTTGCTACTTTGGACATCTTTATTTCCTCCTATAATTGATATTATTATAATACATAAGTATATACTGTTAAAGAATCAATTTTTTTTTTGATAGAATATAACCAGAACCATAATATGGTAAAATATCCAAACTAAGGCAGAACACATTAATTAGATTATTGTCGGATTAACCATTATATGGTGTAACCATAAATGAAGTATATGTATAAAATAAAGGATAACAATAGGAAATAAATGTAGATAGAAATAGTTTGGTAGGGTGGCGAAAATTTATAGCATTGAATTAGGAAGAGTAAATGGTCCTTATGTAATACACTTTAAAGATGCATAACATATGATAATAAGGCCAGTGTAAGGATATAATTCATTAAATAAAATAAATAATTGCATAAATTGTCAATTTTTTATTATATGTGCCTAATAAAATATATTATTGTTATTATTAGTTATCATACTAAATATATTCATATCATTCAACCATTTGGGGATTTTATCGATGTAATTATATGAGAAATTAACATATTGTAAATTAGTGAGGCTACTTACACTATTGGGGATTTTACTTATTTTATTACTATAACAAGAAAATTGCTGTAAATTAGTAAGATTACCTATACTGTCTGGAATTTCGCTTATTTGGTTACCATTACAAGAAAATCGTTGTAAATTAGTAATGTTACCTATACTGTCTGGAATTTCACTTATTTTATTATTTTCACAAAAAAAATATTGTAAGTTAGTAAAGTTACCTATACTATCTGGGATTTCACCTATTTTATTATAAGAACAAAAAAATTCTTGTAAATTAGTAAGGTTACCTATAGTATCTGGGATTTCACTTATTTTATTAAAAGAACAACTAAAATATTGTAAATTAGTAAGGTTACCTATACTATCTGGCAACACACTTATTTGATTATTAGAACAACAAAAATATTGTAAATTAGTAAGATTACCTATACTATCTGGGATTTCACTTATTTTATTGCTAGAACAACCATTTTTTTGTAAATTAGTAAGGTTGCCTATATTGTCGGGCAATTTATCCAATTTTTTCTTAGTTAAATTTAATTCAGTTATTTTATAAATGTCTTCTTGCGGTAGTCTATCAATAAGTGACTCTAATATGTCAACATCTGGCTCTGGTTTTTCAGTTTCTGCTATAAATAATTCATATACTGATTTCATATTGGTTGCGACTTTGGACATCTTTATTTCCTCCTATAATTGATATTATTATAATACATAAGTATATACTGTTAAAGAATCAATTTTTTTTTGATAGAATATAACCAGAACCATAATATGGTAAAATATCCAAACTAAGGTAGAACACATTAATTAAATTATTGTCGGATTAACCATTATATGGTGTTAATATAAATAGTTTGGTAGGTGGCGAAAATTCTAGCATTGATTTAGGATAAGTGTCAGGTCCTTTTAATGCTTTAAATATGTATAACACATGATAATAAGGCTATTGTAAGGATATAATCATTAAATAAAATAAATAATTGCATAATATATTTAATTTTTGATTGGCATATCTGCCAATTTATTTAAGTTCTTATATAACGTATATTCATATCATTTAGCCATTGGGGAATTTTACTTATTTTATTGTCGTGACAACAAAATTGTTGTAAATTAGCAAGGTTACCTACACTATCTGGAATTTTACTTATTTTATTGCCGTGACAAGTAAAATATATTAAATTAGTAAGGTTACCTATACTATCTGGGATTTTACTTATTTTATTGTTAGAACAATAAAATTCTTGTAAATTAGTAAGGTTACCTATACTATCTGGTATTAAATTTATTTGATTATTGTAACAACCAAAATATTGTAAATTAGTAAGGTTACCTATACTATCAGGGATTTCGCTTATTTGATTATTGCTACAATAAAATTGTTGCAAATTAGTAAGATTACCTATACTATCAGGTAATTTACTTATCTTACCATAAGAACAATAAAATTCTTGTAAATTAGTAAGGTTTCCTATAGTGTCTGGTAATGCATTAATTTGATTATGAGAACAATTTAAATATTGTAAATTAGTTAGGTTACATATACTATCTGGAATTTCATTTATTTGATTATTGCTACAAGAAAATTGTTGTAAATTAGTAAGGTTACCTATACTATCTGGAATTTCATTTATCTTATTATTATAACAAAAAAAATTTTGTAAATTAGTAAGGTTACCTATACTATCTGGTATTAAATTTATCTTACCATAAGAACAAGACAATTCTTGTAAACTGGTAAGGTTACCTATATTATTTGGTAGTTTGTCCAGTTTTTTACTCCTCAAATTTAATTCAGTTATCTTATCAATATCTTCTTTTGGCAATCTATCAATAAGTGATTCTAACATATCAACATCCGGTTCTGGTTTTTCAGTTTCTTCTATAAATAATTCATATACAGGTTTCATATTGGTTGCGACTTTAGACATCTTTATTTCCTGCTATAATTACATTATAATACATAAAGTATATACTGTTAAAGAATCAATTTTTCTTATAGAATATAGATAGAACCATTAAACAGTACCAATATCCAAACTAAGGTATAACACATTAATTATATTATTGTTGGATTAACCATTATATGATGTAACCATAAATGAAGTAGATGTATAAATGAAAAGGATAACAATAGGAAATAAATGTAGATAGAAATAGTTAGGTAAGTTGTGAAATTTTATACCTTTGAATTAGGAGAAGTGTCAGGTCCATATGTAATACACTTTAAATATGTATAACACATAATAATTTTGCCTTTATAAAGGCAAAATTATTAAATAAAATAAATAATTGCATAATATATTTAATTTTGATTAACATATCAACTAATTTATTTAAGTTCTCATATGGCATATATTCATATCATTTAACCATTGAGGAATTCCGCTCATTTTATTATGAGAACAATTTAAATATTGTAAATTAGTAAGGTTACTTACACTATCTGGTAACACACTTATTTGATTACCATGACAATAAAATTGCTGTAAATTAGTAAGATTACCTATACTATCAGGCAATTTACTTATTTTATTAAAATAACAATTAAATCTCTGTAAATTAATAAGGTTACATATACTATTTGGCAAAATATTTATTTTATTATTAGAACAAGAAAAATATTGTAAATTAATAAGGTTACATATACTATTTGGCAAAATATTTATTTTATTATTAGAACAAGAAAAATATTGTAAATTAGTAAGGTTACTTACACTATCTGGTAACACACTTATTTGATTACCATAACAATAAAATTGCTGTAAATTAGTAAGATTATCTATATTATCAGGCAATTTACTTATTTTATTATTACTACAATTAAATCGCTGTAAATTAGTAAGATTACCTATACTATCAGGTAATTTACTTATTTTACTATTACTACAAAAAAATGTTTGTAAATTAGTAAGGTTTCCTATAGTGGCTGGTAATGCATTAATTTGATTATGAGAACAATTTAAATGTTGTAAATTAGTTAGGTTACATATACTATCTGGAATTTCATTTATTTGGTTACAAGAACAAGAAAATTGTTGTAAATTAGTAAGGTTACCTATACTATCTGGTATTAAATTTATCTTATTATTATAACAAAAAAAATTTTGTAAATTAGTAAGGTTACCTATACTATCTGGTATTAAATTTATCTTACCATAAGAACAAGACAATTCTTGTAAACTGGTAAGGTTACCTATAGCTTCGGGCAATTTGTCCAACTTTTTATTATTTAAATTTAATTCAGTTATCTTATCAATATCTTCTTTTGGCAATCTATAAATAAGTGACTCTAACATATCAACATTTGGTTCTGGTTTTTCAGTTTCTTCTATAAATAATTCATACACTGATTTCATATTGCTAGCCACTTTGGACATCTTTATTTCCTGCTATAATTACATTATAATACATAAGTATATACTGTTAAAGTATCAATTTTTTCTTAGTTTGTTGATAGAATATAGATAGAAACCATTAATTAAATTATTGCAGGATTAACCATTATATGGTGTAACCATAAATGAAGTAGATGTATAAAATAAAGGATAACAATAGGAAATAAATGTAGGTAGAAAATAGTTTGGTAGGCACCGAATTTTTATAGCATTGAATTAGGAAGAGTAGACGGTCCATGTGTAATACACTTTAAATATGTATAACACATGATAATATTGCCTTTATAAAGGCAAAATTATTAAATAAAATAAATAATTGCATAATATATTTAATTTTGATTAACATATCAACTAATTTATTTAAGTT